GCTGCTGATTTTTCCTGAAGCATTGCCATGTCTTCCATGTCAAATACGGAAGCGCCAGTCTCAGGGTCAAAAACAGTAGCAATAATCAGCATTGGGTACAGTTTGTCTAGATCAATACCACCATCGGGAAGTGTTGCTTTAGCGAGCATTTGACTGCGCTTAACGGCAGACATTGTGCGTACTTCAACATCAAGATTCCACTGAGGAACTGAAATGATTTCTTTGCCAATATCATCAGCGGCAAAGATTCGGTCACGAAGGGACATGGGACACTCTCTTTTCTATTTGGTTGTTTTAATCAGTATGTGCCGCGGGTAACTGCACCCGTGACTTGTAACTCAAGACTGAAGGTTACCACATCACCGACTGGTGCGCTGACATCGTAAGAGGTCGCATAGCACTCGCCAGTGTATTTGATGTTGCTGACAGTTGTGCCAGCAGGACCGTACTGAAATGAGAGGCTTGCTGCTTGACCAAGGACTGCCGCAATATGTGCGTCAACAGTGGAATCCCACTTACCTGACAACGAGATGCTTGAATCCTTAAGACCCACAATGTACGACTTACTTGACGAACCAAAAGTGGTTGTCTCTGCCGTTTCAATCGGTTGTGGGAATGACACATTGTCTAGATAAGACGAAATGTCCGTGAGAGTACCACCTGCGTTATCTAGGCGGAAGTCTGCTGATTTTCCATGTACAAAAGCCATAATGGTCTCCTATTTATCGGGCAAAAGCAACACCAATTGTTGCCGAGCCAGTTCCTGCGCTTAATGTGTATTGGGAACGAATATATCGGTTGATAGTCGTACCCGCTGCCACCTCACTGCGCTGTGAAGTGGTAGAAGCGATGCCGACAGTGGTGAAAGTAATCAAGTCGGCAAAAGTTGTGTTGTCGGTTGAGTGTTGAATCTTGACAACAAAAGTAGCAGAACGGGTGTTAGCCGTAACATGAACATGACCAACAGCAAGAGCACCAGCAGTTGAAGTTGAAGAAGTAGTATTGTCAACGCTTGTTCCGTTGCCAGTAGCAGAAATTGCAGTGGTGATTAGTTGAAGACTAACGCCTCGTTCAACGCCACCAGTAACCTGATATTCGGCGCTTGTGGCAACTACATCGCCAACGGGTGCAGTGATATCAAATGAAGTCAAGTGAGCACTTGCCAAACGGCAAAATTTACCGACAGCAGTACCATCAGGAAACACTGACAAAATGTTAGAGCCAGCCATACCTGCGGTTAAAGCGTCATCAATAGCACCAGTAGCACCGTCATACATACCAGAGGCAGATACAGTAGCGTCTTGAAGACCTACAATGTATGACTTTGAGGAAGCACCAAATGCAGTTACATCGGCAGTTTCAACGCTTGCCGAAACCGAAGCATTGTTTAGGTATGAAGAGAGGTTGTAAGCGTTCATCAAGAACACTGTGCCTTTACCATGAATAAAAGCCATTAGACTTCTTCTCCTGCTTCTTCTTCAACAGGTGCTGATTTCTTCTTGCTACCTGATTCAACTACTTCAATGATCCCCTGCTCAAGCAACCACTTGATAGAACTTGAAGGAATATCAGAAACAACATCGCCAATTTCAGCCCTCTTGTTGGGCGGATAATCAATTCCATTTAATACTTTGTAAGTAGCCATCTTGTCTCCTAGACAATGCCCAAGTAAGCACTGTATAGGGCAAGGTCACTAGGACACGGCAAGAGCCTTACAAAGCCACTTAGGGCATGGATTCGGTTGTCCTCAAAGCATACAGTAACTTAGTGAACGATTCAAGTGGTTTGCTGATTCTTTGCTTTACATCTTGTGCAGACAATAACCCAAGGTCTAGTTAAGAGTTCTGCCAGTAAGCGATTACAGCGCCAACATCGTGGGGATTCATCACGACCAGCAGACTCAGCGTATGGGTCGGTCATGGCGTAACCCTAATTACACGAAAATTAGTGGTGAAAAGCACACGGCGATTAGAGTCTCTATCCATCACGGAAGGATTAGCAATAGCCTGAATACGCAGGTAGTTTACTGAATTGATGGATTGGTTTGTTATCTGAGTGAATACCCTGTAAATAGTATCGGCAAGGGTATTACCCGTAGAATATGAAGCATTTCGCACAATTACTTGCAATTCAGGTCGCTCAAGAATTGGCAAATTATTCGCACCTAGTGTGAAGTCGGGGGATACCCCACTATTTTCAAATAGAGCAACACAATTTGATGGGGTTTCGGGAAGAATACCCAAGAACAAGTCAGTGCCAAGAGTAAGTGCTGAATTCGTGTCTAGGTAAGCGCCTAGATCGTCTAACATTCCCATTACGGTGTTCCTATGCTCTTACGCATTAATTGGCGAAGTCTTATGTTCATGTTAGTAGACATTCTATTGAGAGGCTGTGACAGATACTTGTTTTTGCCTTGACCATACGACTTAGGGTATTCGTGAACCTTGAGTGCGTATGGCGTATTGAAGCCTATTTCAACAGTTATTCTAGTCGGCGTTTTAACGGGCTTATTAACGAACCCTGAACGACGCAGAGCACCAGATTGAACTGGCACATAAGCAATTTTAGCGTTGGTCATTACCTCTTCTGCGAACATATACAAAGCATTAGCCAAGTCGTTAGTAGTGGCATTACGAACTTGAGTAAAGTTATTTGTTACTTTGACGCTGGCATTTACTTTCATGTGAAACGAACCACACTATGCTCTAGCCCAACTACTGATGTATGGGTTTCTATACTGGCAATTTCGGGAACAGTGCTATCTGACAAGGTGATTTTGTCTCTAACTGTCAGTGTCAAGTCGTTAATATAAGCAACTCTAGAAAAAGTTTCTTCATTAACAGTTACAGTTTGTGAAAGCGTTCGGTTTGGTTCAACATACGCCGCAACAGTACGAGGAGTCCCGTAAGAATCTTCCCCATAGTTATTCTTTGCTACAAATGGGGCAATAGTTACGGTGTGAGGGAAGAAACTTAGTAACTGCTTGTCAATAGCCATCAAGTATTCCTATATTGAGGCTGTGTGTAGTCGTCGGTTGGGTAGGTACGGCGGTTATCCATAATACCCTTACGGCTGAATGTGGTCTCACGATCAGTGTCAAGTTCAACGGCTTCTTTCTGGGCAATTTTGTATCCAGAAATGAATGGGCGAACAGGAGTAAGAATGTCACGGGCTAAGAAAGCATTAGCCATCTCGTAGTATTGGTTGTACTTAGCCGAAAAGTCTGCTGAAAGCCCACCAATATTACGGTTCATCAACCGAGCAAACTTGGCGGCAATGGCAAAACAAGATTCTGAACAGATACGAAGCAATGTGATTTGCTCTGCAATTTGATAGTTAATTTCTTCATTGCTAAGTAATTGGTCGGTTGTATCGGTATCGCCAATAAGAAAACGAACTTCATCAAGAGCCGATGCCGATGGGTTACCAGAATATGTCCAAGTCATAACTACTCCAAATAGATTCTTGCACCTATTTTAGAGCATGAAACCCAAATGTGAAAGTGTTATTACTTTCTTGTGGGGATAGGGCGCTTTTTCTCTGGCACGATTGCCTGCTGATCTTCGTCTAGATCAATGATACGGCGACCATCTTCATCAGGTGACGGAAGGGTAGCGCCGTGTGGCAGAGGGGCAATATAGCGGTGTTCAAGCAATGTTGAACGGGAGCGCCATTCGGTAGTGTCAACTACTTCGCCACGAACAAAACGGCAATTGTCACCGCTAAATGGGCGGAGTACAACGAACCAAAATGTCTTAGGTGAAATTGCTTCAATCAAAGGGTCTTTAGTAGGCATGATTCAGAGTGTAGCACAATCATTGAAGAAACCGTGCATTACAAGCCCAAAGCAAGAGCCATAGCGTCGTCGTGAGACATATCTGCTGGCGCTTTTTCGTAAATTTTCTTTTGTTTAGCGGTAAGAACTTCCCACTCAGCGTCTTTTTCTTTTTTAGTCTTCTTCTTAGTTGGCTTAGGTGCAGTTGGCGCTTTAGCAGGTTTAGGAGCAGTTGGCGCTTCGGCTAATATTCTTCGGGCTTCTCGCCTTAGAATTTCTTTGGTTGACCCTGCTGAACCAGGCTTAGGAGTTGTAGGGTTTTGAGTTGAAGGTTTGCGAGTTGAAGATTTGCTACCACTTTTTGCTGATGCAATTTCTATTCCAGCACGAATTCCTAAGAATTTAGCAAAACGATCAACTTGATGGCTAAGAGCGCTATCCATTTCTGTGTCGGCTCTTTTTTTACCAGTTTTAACATAACCTTCGTTACCGCCAACTGTAGAAACCCATTTTTTACCCTCTTCTATACCTTCAAGAACTTTTTGTTGAATATCAGGTATATCTTTAGGGTGAAAACGCTTAACTCTCTCAGTAAACCTATTATTTAGGGCTGTTAATACTTCTTGCGATTCTTTTGGAAGAGAACTGTCAATCTTGACAGCAGGCTTTGATAACAATGCTTTAGCCTGAGCATCAAGAGCATCAAGGCGAGACATCGTTGCAGCCATACCTCCACCACCACCAAACCGTTGAATGTCGGTTTTTATTTCATCTACTTGCCGTTTGGCTTTACCAGAACCGCCACCTTGAGAGCCAGCAGTAGGGTCTTTGGGGGCAGCACGACCACGACTAGCCCTACGAGTCCACTGATTGCCACGAAAAGGGTGACCGTCATAGTCTCCTTTGGCAATTGATAAAAGCGCCTGTAAGCGTAAGCCTTCTAGGTCTTTCATGGTGATTACTTACGAATGAAAGTAACCGCTGTGGCTGAGTCGTAACGAACCAAGAAAGTACCAGACGAAGCGGCAGAAACAACTGCCGAACCGACAATAGTTACTCCCGAAGCACCAGCAATCAAAGTAATTGCATGAGTAGCGGCGGCAAGGTTAACGACTGTGAATTCCGTACAATCGCCAACATTAGCGTCAGGCAACAAAGCAATGATTTGAGCACCAGTAGCAGTTGTCAAGTTACGACCAGTAGTAGGCGTAGCACTGACAACTGTGTTCGTGACAATGTGAGCAGCAGTAGCAACCATTGAAGCACCATCAGCAACAGTTGCCGAAGTACGCTTCACTGAATGAATACCTAAGTTACGACTAGGACCAGATGAGACAATCCCACCGAAAAGTCCTAGACCTTTAGTAAAACGATTCATTACGACCTCCTAAGGTCAGGCTACGCAACTGCTGAAGAAGTACCCAAGATCAGACGAAACGACCTTGTAATCCCAAGCCATTTGAGCCTCAATGCGGTCTGCACGAAGTTCTGGGCGACGGAAGCGAGTAATTCCGATGTTCTGACCCATTCCATCGCTTACGCCACGCCATGCGAACTGGTAACCAGCCGAAGGAGTAAGCAAGCCAGGTGATGGTGCAACATAGTACAAGGCGGCGTTCTTGCCATGAACCTGAGCAAACGAATCCGAAGCACCTTCAGCGCCACTGTTCTTGATTGCACGGGTAACGAGAACACGATCAACACCGAACAAACGGCTTAGGATACCTTCGGCAGGCACTTCAGACGAGGTGTACTTGATACGGTCAACTACATCAGGGTGGTGGCGCAATTGACGGAACACATCGTAGCCAAGAACAAGAGTGTTCGGCATGAAGCCAGTGCTTGTCAACATTGTACTCTTACCTGCTTCAATGTCTTCAATCGGGTCAGACGAAGTGTAGTTGCTCCACTGCGTGAAGTCAGTTGAACCTACCTTGTCGGTTGCCCAAATGCCAGTGGTGAAATACTTGGCACTCCAGTCAATTTCCTGACGAAGAAGCATACGCTGGGTAACGAATTGCGTAGCGTCACGATCAGGGTTCAACGGCGAGTCACTGTTAGCACGAACCTGATCGTCAATGTCCTTGTGGAAAGCATAGACGAGAGTGCTATAGGTGTCAGTGGTCAAGCCATAGCCAGAACCTGCTGATTCGGTTGCAGGAGCACGAAGCGCTGCTTCATCACGGAACCAGTCACCCTTTGCATACTTGAAATACTTGTCGCTCTGCTTCTCAACTGGCACAGTCGGGAAAACTTGGTTAGCGATGAAATTGCCTTGGTCTTGAATGAAAGCAACCGAGATGTTAGTCAAGATTGCGTCAACATGAACCTGTGTTGATGTGGGCTGAGGCATGGTTTAACTCCTAATCAGGCGGCTCGGCTAGGAGCGACGCAGTTAATAACAGCAGTACCGATTACAGCGGCTGCTCCAGTAGTCGTGAGCATTTGCCCAACGATGTACTTCGTGGTGTCAGTGCCAGCGGTATAAGCAGCCGCTTGACCATCTGCACTCGTACCAATTTGGTTGCCAGCGGTCAATCCTGCATCTGAGGAAACCTTACTAACACCGACAACAGTGACTTCTGCAACTGAACCAGAGGCAGGCGTGTTCTGAAGAATTCCTACAGGAATGTCAGTAACAGCCGCACAAACGACTGCCTGACCTGAAGAGTTCAACTTCACGAAGTAAAACTGCTTGGCAGAAAGGTCTGCTCCAGCAACAAGTGAAATTTTAAGTGGTTGTGACGCTTGAATTGCCATGATTAGTTACCTCGTAAGTAGGCTGTGTAAAGGTTGGGGTCTGATTCTAAAGCCTTGGCAATTGCCTGCTCGCGAGTCAGATTTGGTGTGGTAGCAAGAATTCGTTCTGCGGCTTTGTTGATGGGGCTAGTTGCTCCATCATTGTCAAAGTCACCCGACTTGCCCACTTCAGTGAAAAGGTTGCTTTCGGCAAGCGCCGAGTTAGCGGCACTGAGAACTTCCCAAAGCACCTTGAACTGTTCACTAGAAACTGATTCGGCAACACCCTTGAGAACCTTACCGAATGAATCAGATTCAATTGGCAATGCGTTAAGGGTAGAAGCCTTGCTAACAAATTCACGCTCAAGACGGAAATCTCGTTCCGACTTAGCAATGGTTTCTGCGGCTTTTGCTCGTTCTTCAAAAGACTTGACGAGTGCCACGATCTGAGGGTCTGCCGACTTCATAATGTCTTCTTCTTCGGCAACAACTTCAACGCTTTTAGCCAGTTTTTCAACTTGGTCAAGGAGTTCTGCATTTGCAGATTCAAGTGCTGAAATGTATTCAAAAACTTCGTTCGGAAGATCAATAACATCTTCTGAGGTTTCTTCATCAAGGTCGTCGTCTTTACGAACTGGGCGACCACGACGCTTCATACCCGAACCCTTTTTCATAGGCTCTTCGTCTTCCATAGCAGCAATTTCCTCTTCGGACATAGCCATAATTTCTTCGTCGGTCATGGGCTTCATTTTCTTCTTCATGCCCATTTTTCCGTAACCTTTGTCAACTTCAGTAGTCACTGATTGCTCCTGTTGTTCGTCGCTTTTGAAAAGTACCACTTTACTCAATTGATTGGCAGGGCGAGTAACAAGACTAATCTCGTCAAATTCCATATCAGTCAACCGATTCATTACAGAGCAAAGATACCAACTAGAACAGGTCAGTACAAGTATTTGACAAATATTTTTTTATTACTCTCCCAAATTATTCGGAAGTTTTATATTTGCCACCACGACGCTTGTACTCTTGAACCAACCAACCATTGGCGTAAGCAGATGGGTAAACATCAAATTTTGCTTTAGCCTCTGCCTTTACTTTGTTGTAAAGTTCAGTATTTACAGGAATATTTTCCTTTTTAATGGTCTCAACCATAATTGGCTTTTTGTCTTGGCGTACCGTTTTTGATTCTGCACGACGCTTACGACTAATGGCAGACTTAATTTGTTCAGGAGTCATTCTTTCTGCACGGGCGGCAGGTACACATTTAGGATAATGACCTTTATGAGCATCAGGGCGACCACAAGGTTCGTAGCCACCGCCTTCTTTTGGTCGTGAAATGTCAACCCACTTCTCGTCAAACCATTGGGTAAGACCGCCACCTTTTTTAAGGAACTTCTCGCCTTCTTTGAAATCACCTGCTGAAAAATCACGACCAAACACTGCTTTCATTCCTACCTCATTAACAAGCAGGTCTAAAAAACCAGCGGTAGTAACTACTTGACCGCCCATAGAAACTTTTTTGCCATTGACTAGAAGAGGTTCATTTGAAGCACCATTTATCTGAAATTCTTCTACTGCTGCTTCCACTAAAGGCTTTAGACCATTTGCAACTTGCTCCCCTGCTTTTTTAGTTAAAAGCCCCATTATTTCTTTTGTTCTTGCGGCAATAGCAACACGAGTGTGCTGATTTCCCCTAAAAGGGTGTCCTACATAATCGCCTTTTTTTACATTTTCGTATCTAGCCAAGAGGCTTCTTCCCTTTGCGGCAAGTTTGGCGGCATCGCTACGATTCTTCGGAACTGGTTCTCCCCATGCGTTTGCTGATAATGCTAGGCGTGTTGGTTCGCCTTTATCATTAACCATTGGACCGCTTGGGTTTGTGAAGAAGCGAGTAAGGAAAGAACCTTTACGGCGCATTTTTTCAGGCGTATCTGCCGCACCAGTAACTCCAGGCTTCAAGTTAGAACCAGTTTCACGAT